ATATTCTTTTACTTCGTCATCTTCTTTTTTTTCAAGTTTTGTCTCTCTTTCATTTTCATATGTTTTATCTTGAGGGACTTGCTCTACTTCGATCTTTGGTTCGGCGGGTGCTTCAACTTTTTCTGGTTCACCTTTATCGTCTAAATTAATTTCAGTGGGCTGTTGATCAGCTTCACCTACATCAACTAAACTGTCTACTTTGTTTTCATTTTCTGTTGGCATAGTTTCCTTCCTATGTTGTTAAATATAATGAAGAACTGATTCAGGATCACCTATGGTCCCTAACACTTCATCATCGTTTAGTATTCGCACTTCTCCACCTTCAATCGGTAAACGTGAGCCAGCGTATCTAGCAAACATTACCCAATCTCCTACTTTGCACCATGGCTTTCCAAATTTTTCTTTGTCAGCGTATGCAAGATCTCCCATTTTTAAAACATAACCACAAGTTGTTGCGATTCTAGCTTTGTCTAATTGTTCTTGAGAGAATAAAATTCCACCTTTAGTTTTTTCTTTTGGTGTAAAAGGTAAAACTAAAAGTCTGTAGCCAACCGGTTCTGGTAACTGGTCCTCTACATCTTTAATATTGTTTTCGTCTAATCTTTTTGCGTGAGGTTCTTCTTTTTTTTCTGATTCGTATTTATCTTGAAGTCCAAGTTTAATTTTTGGTACTTCCTTTTCCGATGTCGATAATGTTTCCTTCATCTTTTTGCTCCTTTGGTTCTAGCAGGTTAGAGATTTCCTGTATTACTATTTGATAAGCATGTGCTTGTCCTAGCATATACTTATATTTTTCCATGCTGTCAACCCCACCAGTAATCATGGTATCTCCAATTTGTTGTAGCGTGGCGTTAATTCTTTTTTTAAGTTTATCTACTAATACTAAATCTTCCATTATTTTTTCCTCTTCTTTGTTTTTTTAATTTTACTACCATATTTTTTAGTCCACTTTTTTGCTATGGCAGGTTCGTTTTTATATAAGTAACGTCTTTGTTTTTCTGATTTAAATGGCATATTATAATTTAAATTGTTGCAACACTTTTATTTTTTCTTCAGCAGTTGCAATCTTGTCTACTAACTTATCTACTTCATCCAAATGTTGTGGATGTTCCCCTATACCCACAGAATTTTCCAAGTAAATTTTAAGGGTAGCATCAGCTTCTAGAATTTGAGCTTCGTATCTAGCTTCTAATGCATCTATTATTGCTGTTCTCATTTTTTTTTCCTTCTTTTGTTTAAAAGGTTAACACGTGTGTGCCAACACCATTCAGTCATTTTAATAACATACGTTTCTACAAACGCAATAGCGTTATCGAGTTTTCCAAAAAAAGAGTATAAAAATTTGTCTAGCATTTCCATCTTCTACGTGCCTGTCGAAGTCTCGAATTTGGATTGGCCGCAGCTTTAGGAA